TACTAAGATAGTATTTTCAGTCATGTAAGGGTTCTTATAAACAGTGTAACGGCTGTTAAATTGACCAGCTTTTTGTACACCGAATGCATATTCCATATCCTCAGCACCGTTAGCGTTAGCTGCAAATCCTGGGATTGATTCTAAGATAGTAGAGATAGTTGGGGATACTACCATGAAGTTAGCACCACCACGAAGAGTCAACTGGTGAATCTTGTTACTAATCTTGTTAATCTTAGTACCTAAAGTTTGGAACCAAGCACCTTGAGTGTTGTAGAATCCTAAAGACTGAGTGAAATCAGTTCCAGCATTATTCAAAGTATTGTTATTAACTGCTGACCAGTACTCAGTGTTAGCAGCTGGAGCGTCTTCAATTAACATATCTAAGATTTCTAAGTCGATCTCTAAAGAGATGTACTCACTCATAATGTTAGTTAATTCAGCTTCAGCATCCAAGTTTTGGTAAGCGTTCAAATCTTGTGCAAATTCTGGAGTCCATGCTGCCTTTAACTTTTTAGTCTTAGCAGTAATAGCTTGAGATTGCATAGATATGTTAATTTCTGGGATAGAAATTGTTGAAGCACTTTGAGCGTTAGGTACTGAGTAGGTTCCAACAGCTGTATCTTCAAAATCACCACGAGCATTATCAGCGGTTTTCTTGTTGTAATAAACAACAGTATTCGCAGATGTAGCAGTACCATTAGTTTCAGCGGTTGAAGCTGTTACATAGAATACAAGGTTAGTACCATCAAATGTAGTGAACGCTGGTAAAGCTTTAGCTACAGTAGCAGCAGATCCAGAAAGAATTACAAATCCACGAACTGCATCTGGGTCTAAAGAAGCAGTAATAGTAGACGCATCAATAGAGAACTTCTTAATATTACCAGCAGCTACAGAAGCAGATAAATCTGAATCAAAGTTAACATTAGCCCAAGAACTTGTAGTTACAGTAGCGGTTAAAGAAGCTGAGAATTGGTTAGTTGAGTAAGTGAAACGGCCAGCACCATATAGACCACCCGCAGCAGCTGGAGTTGAGAATGGGGTTGTGCTAGAAGCGTTACGATTACCATACAAAGAGTTACCTGAAGTGAATGGGTTCTTAGTAGTACCATATTGGAAATCTAAGAAGAATACAAGACCAGAAGGTAAGTTCATTGGTTGAACGCTAACGAATTCTTTCGCTGCGATTTGACCAAATACCTTACGTACTAATGGTAATGCGATACCAGCCCAGTTTTCACCATTTGTTCCAGATGTAAAATATGATTGAGTACCAGTAGCAGATGATTCTACTACTAATTGCTTTGCTTGGTTTTCCAACATCAAAGCCATGTTGTTACGGTTGACATCCTCACCCAAACCTTCTAAAAGGCCGGTTTTAACCCACTTGTTAGCTAAACGCGCAGCGTCGCTTTGAAGTGATTTCCATGGGTTTGCAGATTCAACTAATGATTGAATTGTTTCCATTTTTTAAAATTGGTTTTTAAGTTTAATTTAAATTTTAGTTTTAATTATTTAAGTCCGGCTAATATTCTCATACGAGCAAAAGCATCATTTACTTCAATAATTGGTTGTTTTGTTTCAACAGGAGCACTAATAGTTTTAGAAGCTGATCCTAATGATTCTTTAATAGTGTTCTTTTTAGCAATACTTGATGCTTTTAAAGACTCAGTTAAAGTTTCAAATACTAGTTTCACTTCTTTTACTGTTTCTGCTTTGTCAAATGTGTTTAAAACCTTTACTTTTTCAGATTCGGTAAGATTCTTAGCTTTGAAAATTTTGTTTGTGTAAAGAAGTTTAGCGTTAAGTAAGTTTACTTCATTAAGTTCAGAGCGAAGTTCAGCAATAGTTTCTTCCATTTCAGTAGTGTCAGCTTCTTTAATGGTTGGGATTGCTTTTTCAGCTTCAGCTTTAGCTTTTTCTAACTCAGCTTTAGCAGCAGCATCTCCAGCTTCAGCTTTAGCTACTACACTTTTAGCTTTATCTTTAAATTTGTAATATAAAAATGAACCTACAATTGTTGCAACTGGTAAACCAATTGCTAAGATTGATTGTAAAGGAGTTACATAGTCATCTACATATTCCTTAATTGGTTCTTTTTCTTCTTCCATTCCTTCGATTTCAGCTAGAAGTTCATCTAATTCAACTTCTTCATCTTCAACTTCTTCTTCATCTTCCATATCACCCATGTCATCCATGTCTTCTATGTCAGTTTCTTCTTCTTCAAAATTTTCACCGGCTTCAACATTACCAGCTTCGATTTCTTGACGTAATACTTTTAGAATAAGGTCTTCAAGTTCTTCATCAGACATTTCTTCAAGCATTAAATCTTCTTTCATCATCTTAACATCATCAGCGTCTACATCACCATCACCATCTATATCACGGTTTGGTTGTTCTTCAGCGTATTCGTCAACTTTGTCAAGTTCAGCTAGGATTTCTTCAAGATTAAAATCTTCATCCATACCGTAGTTTTCGTCATACATCTCTTCTTTAACATCATCTCCCTCTTCTAACTCGTTTAGCTTTTCAGCAAACATAGCGGTAAGTTGTGGAGTGAATGCTTCTTCAAGAGCTGCTTTTGCATTCGCGATAGCTGTTTCTTTGATAGTTTTAGCCTCAGCGATTGCTTCTTTGAGCATTTCTCTGTTCATTTTTTGTCCTCAATTAAATTGTTTTGGAAATACGTTTATTAAGAAACGTAATAGATTTTTTACTAATTCATGCTACATAGTAGATTGGGGTAGCATATTTGAGCATACATATATATGGAGATATGTAAAGTCACCTTTTTACAAAAAAGAAATGCCTTTCTTTCGAAAGGCATCAATCCTAAAATACTATTCTAGGAGAGGTTAGAATATTGGACATGTTCCATTAGCACAAAGTATATCTGTGATAACAGAATTTACTTTTATATACTTATTAGTTTGTTGAGGTAATTTAGATTCATTCATCATACCTACTTCTTTCATATATGAACCTGGGTTTGAAGGGGTTGAGACAAAATCCCAACATAATAATTCAAAGTCGTCTTGTACTTCCATTAAATCACCCATTTGTTTTAATGAACCCATTCCACGGGATGAAACACCTACAGGTATATTGTTTTGGAATAAAGCAGCTAAGATATTACCTGATGGTGTAGGTAGTATTTCAATTGCTCCCATTACATGGTCTCCATCCCACCAAATTTTCTTAATGTTATGAGATACATTTTTTAAGTTGATAATAGATGAGTCTGGGTGGTCTAGTTCACCTAATGCTCTATTAGCGTTAACGCAATCCATGTATTTTTTGATCTCACGTTCCCACAATTCTCTTGAATAGTAACGACCGTTACCATTTTTTACTTCACAAGTAGCTAAAATACCTTCAACAAGTGGATTACCTGTTGATGATTTTCCCTCAATTAATTTTGAAGGTTTAGCTGTGAAATATTGAGTTTCAATTAATACTTGTTTCATTATTTTTCTTTATTTTCACCTACAGTCACACTTCCACCTCCTTGAAGTTTCTTTTCAGCATCCATTTTAGCTTGAGTATTCATAGTATTATAGTCAGGATCTTTTTTCATATCATCTATTGCTTTTTTACCAGCATATGTTCCTGCTTCTTTAACTTTAGTTAACTTAGCTTTAGCACCTTCTAATTTCTTAATCTCAGATTGAAGTTCTTTAACTTTTTTAATATTATCTTCGTTACCTTCTAATTCAGTTAAAGTTTCTAATGCTTTGATTTGTTTTTTACGTTTTACAATTTCATTTGTAATACGTCTTTCCATTACTTTTTTCTTAGCATCTTCACCTTCATTCTTAATAGAATCCATATCTAATGCTTCAGATAATGATTCTTTAGCTAAACTTTTCCACATTGCAGCTGCTGCTACTTTTTCTCCTGCTTCTTTTGAACCGTATTTTTTTTCAGCGGCTTTTTCTACTTTTTCAAATCCTTTTCCTTTTTTACCTATGTCTTCTCCTTTGTGAAGTTTTTTAGATATAGCAGATTTTTCTTTTTTAGTTAAACCAGCAGATGGTTTTTTAGTTTCATCTATATCACCTGTTTCTAATTTTTTCTTCCACTCTTTATCTAAATCAAGCATTGCTTGATCTGCTTTTTTAATAGCGCTAACAGGTACATCTTTATGAGTTTTATCACCTAATTTTATATCAACAAACATATCACCATCTGAGTCTACTCCAGTGTTAATTACTGTCCATAGATCATCATTAAATTCTACTTTGTCTCCTTTTTTATAAGTATTTTCATGTTTTGATTTGGGGCCAAAATTTGCTAAACGAGCTAAACTAGCGGCGCGTGCTTTAGGATCATAATCACCCATTTTTCCTTTAATATTAGTATGAGGAGCAGAAGTTATATCTTTATCATGAATACCTTCAGCTAATACTTCTTTAATTAAAAGATGAATTTGAGAGCGCAATACTGATTCTTTTAAGTCACCATATCCTGATGATTTGAATTTACCTTTAGGTTCTTTAGGTGTACCTAAACCTGGCGCTTCAGTTGTGTATCCTACACCTTTGATTCCAAATTGACCATTTTTAACATAATAAGAAATGTCTTTAGCTAAATTTTTAGCTACAATGGCTCTTAATTCTTCAACATGTTTGTCAGCGTTTTTAGGATCTCTTAGTTCAGTGTAGTATCCTTTTAAGAATTCTTCACCAAAAACATTATCATAATTTTTCTCGTCTTTATAATCATAACCACGAGTAGCCATATCAGTAACTTCTTTAGTAGTTTCTTTTTCTTCAGCTTTAGCTTCTTTTTCTTCTTTAAGAGTATTCATATTCTCTTTAAAGATAGAATGCCAATCTTGTTTTTTACCTGATGTTACTAAACCACCTATACCTTCACTGATGATGCTTCTATTTTTAAGAATAGTTACAGTATCTTCAAATGTGTTAACAGGTGATAACATATCTGGGAATAAGCGAAATGCTGATTTCAAGAAATATGCTTTATTTCCTTTACCTTCTTTAATAAGGTTATACTGTTCTTGTAGTGTTTTTTCCATTTTTAATCTTTAAATAATTCAATTACATCATCTAATAAAGAACTAGCTAAATCTGTTCCATATAGTGATTTCATTTCTGGGTTGTCTCTATATGAATTTATAGTTTTTAATTTAGCATTTCTAATTAGCTCAATAAGTTCTTTTAGTTTAGCTGCTAATGTGTTAAAATCACCTACTTTATCAGCTATATATTTTTTAGTCTCGTCATCAGTTTGTAACGACGATAAATATGATTCTATATCAAAGCTAGGTGTATCTTCTTCCCACAATTGTTTTACTTCAATACCTTTAGCAGCTTTATTTAATTTCTTTTTATTAACAGGTTTATATCCTAATTTGTAATAATAAATATGTTCAGCTCCTTTAGCTCCTTTTTTAGGATTAAAAGCAAATGGAGTAGCATAGTTAGCACCTGAACCAGCTGTGAAGCCAGAACCTGTTCCAGTAGCACTCATTTCATCTAAGTGCTTTTTAACTATCTCTCTTATTCTATCCTTTAAGTTCATTTCGCTGATTCTAATTCTTCTAACAATTGATAATATTGAAGAAGATTTACTAAGTTATCATCATTTACTTTATCAGTTTTACCTAATGAAGGTAAAATATTTATAACTTCTTGGATTTTAATTTGAATAGCTTTGTCAGTTACTTTTTTATTTAAAGCAACTAATGCTTCTTTAATTTCGTTTACTTTAGTATTATAGAATTCTTTTAATTTAGGAGTACTATCAATACTATTAATAAATTCTTTTAGTACTGATTTTTGGTTTTCATTCAAATCAGCATACTTGTCATTGAATTTTTCAAGTAATACTCTATAAGTTAAAACACGAATATCTTTATCTTGATGTTTGAATTCCTCTAAGATAGTTTCTTTAACTTCTTTTTTATCAATAGTAGTTTTAGTTAAATACTCTAAAAGAACTGTTTTATTTTCTATAATCTGATTAGGGTCAGCTAAGTTTTCACTGTTGTATACTTCTAATAATGTAAATAAAGCTGCTTGTGCTTTATAGTTAGGTAGTTTAGTTTTAAAAAACTCTTCAAGATTATAATTAGACTTAATTTCTTTAATTAAATTATATTTTTGTCTCTTAAGAGCTGATCTGTTTAAATGTTTAGAACTTTCAACTAATGTTGATACAACCATGTCTGCTTTAGCTTCACTAATGTTTCCTACATGTTTAAAAAAGCTTTCATATAATCTATATTCTTTACCTAATTCAGATTTAGTAAAATATTTCTTTAAGATAGTAGAAGCTGGGGAGTCTTTACCTGATAAAGTGTCTGCTGTTATTTGTCTAACAAGCAATTCAAAGAGTATTCCCGGATTTTTGTACTTCGAGTGTTTAATATTCACTTTGGTATAATTTTTATTATAAATATATGAAAAGTTTTTATTCTCGTATTTGAGACTCATCTAATAACGAGGAATCGTCTTTCTTTACTGATATTTTTTTATCTAGATTCTCAAATAATGGTTTATTTTTAAGCATATTTTCTAAAGCTAATGGTGAACCACCTTTAAAGTTATTTCTAAGTGATTTATCTTCACCAGTGTCATCTCCATTTTTTATACCTTTGTTACCTAATCTATCAGTACCAAATGCATTCTTTTGAGTTCCAATATTTGATGCTTTTTCTTCAGGACGACCTAATTTTAAATCTTCATCATATCCATCTGGTAGTGAGCCCATTCTGCTAGCTCCATATAATGTTGCTAAGTCGTGAGGTGTACCATATGATTTACCTGTTTCTAATGGATCATTACCTTCATTTTCAATTTGTTTCATTCTAAAGATACGCTTTTGATCTTCAGCTATTAAATCTCTATATTCATCAAATTGATCTTCACTTAAATGGAATATATTATCATAAATCCAGTCTGTAGGTAAAATTTTAGTTTCAATAATATTACGAGCTAAATCTACTTTTTCTTTCATTAACGCTATTCTTTCTTGATCATAAATGATAGAAGGAGTAGTTAATGATAATTCAAAGTTAGTTAATGCTTCATTTCTATATCCTTGTGTATATAAGTGTACTAACGCGATTTTATACAACTCAGATAATATAATACGTTGAATACGATCAATTGTACGAGCGAATCGAATATCCTCAGCGGCTAATGTTGCTTTACCAGTTAAATCTTTTTCATATCCCATGAATGCTTTAGGTACTTTTAAAGCAGCAAATAATTTATCTCTTAAATAAACTACATCTTCAATTGCTGTATAATCCATACCTTTAGTAGGTTCAATCTTAGTAGCACTATCATTACCTCTTACTGGTATATAGAAGTCTTCTAAAATATTTTGTTGGTTATACTTCATGTTGTACTCACCACTTTGAGGATCAATAAATGGAGTTTTCTTCATTGTATTGATAGTTTTCTGCATGAAGTTTTCTACTTCATTTGGTGGAATAGAACCAACATTGATATAGAAAATACGTTTTTCTGGAGCGCGAACAATACGGTGGATTAACATTGCGTCTTCCATTAAGATGTATTGTTTGTATAATTTACGAGCAGGCTCTAAATATGATCTTCCATATGGTAAATAGTTCACATCAGTAATTAATCTGAAGTGAGCCATTTCATAGTTGTCAAAATAAATATTTTTATCATTCTTTTTAGATGACTGAGTACCTTGACCCCCAATACCATAATAACCTGATCCACCTGCATAACCATCAGGAGAGAAAGCAAATCTTATTTCAGCTGGTTTTTTAGGATCGTAATTTTCTTGTCTTTCAATGTGGTAGGCAGTGTAAGGTATAACATTATATACACCAAATTTTTCAGCAATTTCTAATTTTAAGAAGAAATCACCATACTTACACATTTGACGAATCCAAGACCATAGATTAAACTCAATGTTTAATACATCATAGAATAAGTTATATAAAATCTTTTGTGTATCTTCATCACTACTTCTAATTTGAAGTACTTCTCCCATATCATTTTTAAGAGTACTTTCATCAGCTATAATATCTAAAGCAGAAGAAATGATTGCATCTGTATCCATAGCATCATAATCAGAATAAATCTGAGTACGAAGATATTTCCAGTTAATGTTTAGTTGAGCACCATAAAGTGAGGTACTATTACTTGAATATATACGATTGTATCTGTCAACTAAAGAGTTTGTTTGATATTCACCTGTCATCTGGATGCTGTTAACATCCATTACTTTTAATTCATTTCCTCCAGCATTTCTGATTATTACATCAGTTGCAAATAATCGCTGTAGACGTGAAAATACACTAGTATCTGCCATTTTATATTAAATTATACCAATAAATATTATAGTAACCAGCTAATGTCCTCATCGCCGTGACCATAGTTTATTTTGTATGGGTTATTATATGTATTTGGGCTATAAACCCCTTGAGAATTTGGTTTTACATTTGATATATTTGCTAACATAGCGCGAGCTAAATCAACTCCTTGTGATTTAAATTTAAGAGCTGTGTCTCTTATATACATTGCTGTTCCAAAACTCATAACTAAATCATCATTGTATCCAGATTGTGCTTCTGCTTTGCCATTTTTCCAAACAAATACTTTCATTTCTTCAACTAATCGTTTAGATTGTATGATAACACTTTTATCTCCAATATATTCTCTAAATTTATTAATAACTAGTGGTCTAGTTCTTAAATTCATTGTAAAACCAGGTACCATT